GGTTTCCATCCTGAAAAACGGTTTTGAGACCCAACAGGCATTGACCTATCGCCCAGCCTGGATGATTGATCGCTGGTACGAGCAGCTCCTCCGGGACGTGCAGGCCATGCAGATTGCGTGGGAATCTGGCTACTTTGACTACAACCTCGATGAATCTTGCAACCAGTACGGCGGGTGTGTGTTTAAGAAGATCTGCCTCAGCTCTAACCCCGAAGAATGGTTAAAGGTAGGCTTCGAACGCAGGCAGTGGGACCCCGTGACCAGGACGGAAACTCTGCTGGACTTCAATGAATGCTAACCCAGACCTTTTTCGCCGACGGCCGATACATCGGCACTGCCCCCTGCCGCACGCAGACTCGGGACAAGGATGGAACCTGCTGGCCGCCCAGGAACGTCGCCTATTTCTGCCGATATTGCGGGGAAGTCTGGGGGCGGGTTGTGCTGTCCCGTCCCTCAATCTGGCAGCCCATCTACCGGGAATGCAGGAAGCACGCGCATCTTGGCCACACTCTGGCTGGGCAGCTTACTGATCCACACTACGATCTTCTCACTCAGCTCACCCCCACAGCAGAATGGCCAGTTGAAATTTTGTTGTGGGATTTCATTAGCCTCATCCTCTCAGAAAGGCAGCAAAATGGTTGATATTCTCAGCACCCCAGAACCGTACATGCAGAAACTCGAATCCGCCCTGATCGGCCCCAAGGTTCTTCTCATCGGCCCCAGTGGGACAGGCAAGACGTTTTCTATAGGAACTTTGGTTGATTGGGCAGCAACACAGACACCCCCTAAGCCGGTCTATGTTCTCTTCACTGAAAACGGGTTAGAGACACTTCTCGGTTATTGGAGGGACAGAAAGCTTCCCGTCCCTACCAATCTACACTGGCATGTCGCAATGACAGCCCCGCTCGACCTGAAATCCCTTATTGATATGTCGGACTTGTCGGGAAAGGCTAGTTATCAAGCCCTTACCAACTGGACTGATAACAATCGCGGCAAAAACAATGCCTACATGAGATTGCTTGAAGCCTTAGAAGATTTCCCCGACGACCGAACAGGTAAGAAGATGGGCAATATCTTCTCTATGGATAAGACAGCTATCTTTGTTCTCGACTCCCTCACGGAGCTGTCCAACGCCTGCATGAAAATGATTATTGGGAGCAAGCCGACCGCATCGCAGCCTGAATACGGCGTAGCCCAGAACAACCTCATCAACTTTCTCCGCCTGCTGACCCAGGCTCTCCCTGCAACCTTCGTCATGACTGCGCACGTTGATAGGCAGATGGACGAAATCACCGGAACCGTCAAGCTCATGGTCAAGTCGATAGGTAAGGCCTTGGCTGCAGACATTCCTCCGCTATTTTCCGACGTTATCCTGACGACACGGGAGGCCGTCAAGTTTTATTGGGACACGGCCGCAGCCAATGCGGACACAAAAACAAGAAGTCTCCCCATTCGGGGGAAAATCGAGCCCAATTTCGGGCAAATCATGAACACCTGGGCTAACCGGGCGAATGTTAAGTGAGGGGAAGTGAGATGGATGAAACACAAAATGAAGTTAAATCTGTTCGTTCGGCAACTGATGCGGAAGTATTGCTACACAATGCTCTGCAAAACAAGTGGCCCTTTGTACTGTGTGTGAAAACCCCAACTGCCCGGGGCACAGTAACAAACCTGAGCGAGAAGGAAGAAGCCCAAATGCTGGCCAAGTTCGCCAGGAGGGCTAAGAAGCGGCTTCAAGCGTCGGAGGGACTATAATGCCTACCGCACAGACATTTCTCGAATCCGCCGGCAAGCTCCTCCAGGATCGCGGCCACCAATACGATCGTCCTGAGGGAGAACGGAGCATGGGTGCCGCTGTTCAGGCTTTCAACATCATTACCAAGCACAACCTTTCTGAGGCCGAAGGCTGGCTATTACTGCAAATCCTCAAGGATGTTCGGCAGTGGCAAAATCCCGACTACCACCGGGACTCCGCAGAAGATTGCGTGGCCTATGCGGCGCTGAAGGCGGAGGCATTAAGTGCCCAACAAAAGACAGGACTTTATTCCCCCGATTCGGAAAAAGTAAACGTACAGAATGAACACCAAGCATTCGTCTCCGCTCTTTCTGGCGGTGTCTATCCAAAAGTTCCGGGGACTTTACATGACGGCAAGTTCGTTCCCCGTCTTCACGAAGATTGAAGAAAAAGCCCGCAGGAGCTTTAATCCTGCACCCTCCATCCATCCTTATCAAGGAGTTTCAAAATGGCACAACTGTTTTCCGCAGAAACCTACATCAATGCAGTCATGGATCAGCCCCTGGAACGTCGCATCCCCCTGCCGCCGAACGACTACGTGGGCATCATCCAGAAGGTCGAAGCCCGGCAATGGTCCTCCAAGTCCGATCCGTCGAAATCCGGCGTCGCCCTGGACATTTCCATTCAGCTTGACCTGCCCTTCGAGGTCCAGCAAGAATGCCAGATGGACAAGCCCCTTTTCACCATCCGGGACAGCGTCATGCTGGATCTGACGGAAAATGGGGCATTGGCGCAGGGGCCAGGGCAGAACCGCCGGCTCCGGGGCTACCGCGAGGCAACCAACAAGAACCAGCTCGGCGTTCCCTTCTCCCCGAAGGATCTGGTGGGATGCCTGATCAAGGTTCGGATAGTGCATGATCTGTACGAGGATCAGCTGATCGAAAAGATCACGGCGGTAACGGAAGCTTAATTGTTGTTGGGGGGGGGTCGTTGTTAGGCCCTTCCCTCTTTTACCTGGAAGGAAAATTGAGAGGAGGAACGATGGAAACAAAGACAGCATACGTGGCTTACACAAACACGGACCTTACCGCAGGGCAGGGTTATCAAATCCCGGCAGCTTTATGCGCCATTCGTGCGACAGCTGTAAGGCTCGCTAAAGGGATAAATGTCCAGGGGTCAGACGGGCCGGTTGAGGAAGTGAGTCTAGTGAAAGTGGACGGTATGTGGTATGCTCCGATTGGAACTGCAGTTCGCTTGGAACAACCACTAACAAAAGATCTAGATGCGCAGAAGGAATACGACAAACGGGTTGCAGTGATCGAGAAAGCGCGCGCGGCGGGTTTGACCGAAGAAGACTTGGCCTCACTTAAAGCTCTATGAGAGGGAAACAACTACCTCGCGCCGTGCGGGTCGATCTGCGAAAAGTGCGGGCAGGCGACGTGAACAACAACGAACCTTTATGTGAATCATGTTACACCAGTTTAATTGAACACCCATCAGGAGATTGAAATGAACACCTATTGCGACATATCCGTCATCCAACTGGCAGAAAACCGTCAGCGCCGCCTTTTCGCTGAAGAAGCTCTGATGGAACTCCAAGACTCCATCGAACGCATCGGCCTGATGCACCCCATCGTCCTGCGGCAGACAGAGGATTCTGTCGTGCTGGTCGCCGGGGAGCGTCGCCTTCGCGCCATCCAGAACATCTATGGTCTCGGCGGTTCCTTTACTTTCAACGGGCAGACTGTTCCTGCAGGCCAGATCCCCTTTGTCAACCTCGGCGACCTCACTAGCATCGAAGCCCAAGAAGCTGAACTGGAGGAAAACACCCGGCGGGTCGATCTTACCTGGCAGGAACGTGCTCAGGCCACTGCTGCCCTTGTTGCCCTTCGCCGCGCTCAGGCAGACAACCTCGACAAGCTTCCTCCGACTCTGGGGGATTTGGCGGAAGAGCTGAAGGGTACTCGGGGGAACTCCAGCAAAGAGGCGGTGTCCAAGGAGCTGATTGTAGCTCGCCACCTGGACAACCCTGCTGTTCGCGACGCAGCAAGCGTGAAGGATGCCTTTAAGGCACTGAAACGAGTCGAGCAGGCCGACCAGCATAAAAAGATTGCGAAGGATCTGGGATCTGTTCTGATGACCTCGAAGTATTTTCTGGAACAAGCAGACTGCCTTCAATGGATGCAGGGGAAAAAAGAACAGTTCGACGTGATCTGTACTGATCCCCCCTACGGCATAGGGGCAGATACCTTTGGGTCGGCGGGGAAAACTGATGCCACCTACAGCGCTCACGGGTACGACGACTCGCCCGGAAATTTTCGCGCCATCATGGGGGAGTTTCCCGAACTGGCCTACAACATTGCAAAGCCAGATGCCCATCTGTATATGTTCTGCGATTTCTCCTA